AGACGTTTGCCCAGATGTTGACAGCAGATGCTGCAACTGTGCGGCGGCGTCGACCGCGTCTAACTCATTGTCGTAAACAACATCAACGGTCACTGTGAGGTCAGAGATAGCTACTCGCGCCTTATCAGTTAGGAACTGAACATTGACTGCGTTCATCTTGAGAAGATTGTTGTCAGGAAAGTTCGTGTCCTTGCGAAGGTTGTGGATGGCAAAGCCGTTGTCACTTAGGAATCTAAGAAAGGTGTCTCGTGCTTCCCGCATCTTCTCTCCTAAGTTCGTTTAGTGGAGCGCATGTAGCACGTGTAAAGCGCGGCGCCTCCGTAAATCATTGCCGAGTCCATATCGAGAAGCTGAAAAACTTCCTCTTCCGTGGCGGTCTTACACACCAAACGAAAAGATGGGTCCTCTATCTGAGCCAGAGTCAGCGCAGCTGGTGACACATAGAATCCCCAATCGTCAAGAACCTCAACGTTCCCAGATGCAACCATAGCGTCTACAGGGTGCGTATGAGGCCCAGGCACGCGATCTCGTCCGAGCCGAACATAGTAGGGCTGCGGGGAGAGAAGAGTGTCTGTTAGAACAGCTGTTCCTGGGTAGCCAGTGAGTTGGTCTGCGCCGGTAAGAGCTGTTGTGCGTAAGTAGACAAGGCGCGTGGGAGGACCAACCCTTTTCAGAACACCGCTGACCTTCTTTACTATGCTCGAAGCAGAGGGCATTATGACCTCTGCATTCTTCCGCCCTTTACGAGTAGCTGACGAACCATATCGAGCGCTACCGGGGACAGACTGCTTCCAGACGTTCCGTATTCCTGCGTAATATCCACGGCCTGTTTGCCGACGGCCACCTTCTCCATCGTCAATCCCATCAGGCGATTCGCCATAACGGAATCATCGAAGTTCAGCAAGTACATGGCCTGCTCGCTTTGCGCATCCATCAGCTCTGGGCGAATGTACGTCTGACCCTCTAAAGGAGTTGTGAAATAGTAGACGTCCAGATTGCGTGGAAACTGCAGGCGTTGGTAGTAGAAAAATTTGACTGGCTGACGCGTAAGACTTAGGTCCAACACCTTACCTGTGTGTCGGTCATAGTGAAGTGCATACTCAGGAAGCGTTATCGGGATAGTGAAACGAAGCCCTTCAATGACTCCACAAGCTCTGACCAGCAAACGCTGCTGCTGTGTCATACTGAGCGCTGCCCACTGTGCAGCTTTGGTTGAGTCATAATGCTGTTCCCAATAAGCTGCTGCATATTCAGTGTTGCAATAGCTGTTGGCAGTCTCCGAACTCATGGTGTAATCGAGCGTGCCCTCAACGGTATCCGGCATGTTTTCTCCTCACTACTCAGCCGGATCGCTGGCAGCCTTCGCTTCTACAGTCTTGGAAGGTTTTGCAGCCTTCACCTCTGGGGCTGGTTCAGTTGCCGGCTCCGGTGCTGGATCTGAAATGGGTTCAGGCGTTGGAACCGCCTCTTTGAGCTCGGCAGCGGCACGTCTCTCAGCTGCTTGTCGGTGATGTGCTAAAAGCATGAATTCTCCATGAGAGCGGTAGGCGGCGCCGCGTTAGCAGCGCCACCCTATCCGCGGTCCTTAGTTGCTGTTGATGACCACAACGTGGATCGACTTGTTCTGTTCGGCAACGACTGCGGTCGTGACGTCGTCATAGCCGTACAGATGCGGCGCGAAATGCACCGTGCTGGCGATAACGTCCGCCTGCAGCAGGATGTCGCGGTCGAACTCAGTCAGCACTTGGCGCTGGTAGAACAAGGCAAGCGCACCGGGCCCAACAATGTACGTGTGGTACTTGTTCACGGTCGACACGACATTGACGGTCACTCGATCCGAGATAATCAGCGGCAGACCCAAGAGGTAAGCGATGGTGCCGCTCTTGATGACGTCCAACCCTGACTGGTATTGGTTCTGAATTGCGCCCGTCTGGAGCAGATCGCCGTACACCTTAGAGTGCAGGATGATCGCTCCGCCCTTCAGAAGCGCGGCATGGTTATCGCCGAGAGTTCCGACGATCGCCGTGATAATCGCGTTCTGGTCCACCGTGCCGTTGGTATTGGTCTTGGAGGTGCCGGTCTGGTCAAACGTATTGGGCGAAAGCTCGAGCTGCCCAACTAGCTTGGCGTCGATGTACTCCGCAGCACGCCGAGCGAGCTGACCAGAGACTTCACCGACCGGATCGGCCTTGGACACCAACTCAGACGTATCCAGGATCTGGATCGACTGTCCACCGCGGACGACCGTTGCATTCTCAGCCGCCGTGGTGATCTTGCCGGGAGTCATCGCCGTGCCTTCCGTCAGGTCGGCAAACGCTCCGATGCGCTTCCAGAACGGCATCTTGAACTTAGTACCGGGAGAACCAAGCGGGAAAGTGCCGTCAACCTCCACGAGAGTGCTGTTGCCCAGAACAAGGAAGTCCGGGAACTTCGCCGAAATCTGGTCTGCCAGAACCTCGGGATTGATGATGTCTGAAATTGCTGTAAAAGCCATGTACGTGTCTCCATCCGGTGCTTTTAGTGCATCCGTAATTTGTTGTGTGTCAACCCTTGGTGCACGAAGTACACCCGAGGCTCATTGATGTGGTCCCTTTACGTTCACCGAAATGGATTCAGTGGCTTGCCCTGTTTAGGCAATAAGCCCAGCGCTCTTAGCGAGTACCTTCAAGCGACGGTATTCATTCGGATCATCTTTCATGACCTGAGCCGCCTTAGCCCCGCTGGACTTAGGACCAAATAGTTCGGTAAGTTCATACTTACCGTTTGACGAAAGGGTAGAACGGTTTTCACTTGACCCGGTTCCAGCAACTACATTGCCGCGAACAAGGAACTTGTTCTTGGCTGCATAGTCAACATAGAACTCATCGAGGGTCATAGGCTCAAACGAAGAATTCAAGCGCGGCTGTCCAGCGTCCGTGAGAACCGTGAACCTGCCAGACTCGGAATCGTATTTGACCTGATCCTTTGTGAGCTTCAGTACAACACCGAGGTCGATAAACGGCACCTTCGATGCAGAGGATGTGATTGCAGATTCGGTCCGGATAGCCTGAGCATCGGCCTTCGCCTGTGCTGCTTCTCTCGAACGTTCTGCAAGCTGCGCATTCGCCGCGTCGAGCGCTGCTTTGTGTTCAGCTTTGACACGCTCAATCTCCCGCGTTTGATCCTCAGGAGTTGTGGCCGTCTTGCTGGCAGCAGTTCTTGCCGCTTCTTGAGCAGCAGTAAGCTCGGCAGCGAGCCTCGACTTCTCTGTGCGTTCTACGTCGAGCTCTGCGCGTAAAGTGCGTGCGCTGCGCCCTACCGCAGAATCAATGAGGGTCTGCAGATGTGCCTGCTGAGCCTCGGTGTATGTAACTTTCTCTTCGCCCTCAGTAGAGGTGGTTTTCAACGCCGGATCAATGGGCTCCGTAGCCATATGTGTGTACTACCTTTCGCACTCAAAGAAATGCCCCACGCGCTGAGTTAGGTCGCGTGAGGGCTGTGTATTACAAAGCTTGTCTTAGCGGTAAGTTGGTGTAGTCTGATTGGAGGACCCGCTGGGGTTCTCATTCGCAGGAGCTGACCAATCCTTGTCTCTCAGTCCGATCGAAGAAGGACGACCAACAACTCCGGTGCCCTTGTCGTTAGTGGCAGTCTGTACCAAGTTCCCGACGTTATAACCGGGATTCGGAGCAAGGCTTACCGTGCGGAACTTCGATGCCTGCGCTGCAGTCAGCTCCTGGTTAGACCGCGAGGCGGGAGCGGTGGCTTCCATAGCGCCGGTATCAGGCACGCGCTTCGGCGCGATGTTCTCTCTGTATGTTCCCATTCTGTTTATTCCTTTGTGTTTAGCTGGTTCGAGACTCAGCCGCCGACTCTGCGGTGCTGGTAGGTTTGTTGGGCGTTGGTTTAGGCTTCTGCTGCTCACCTGTAGGTGAGGTGGCTTGCCCAGGCTGCTGTGCCTTTCCACCGACCAGTGCTTCCTTCATCGTTTCCTGCCACGCCGCGAAGTCCATGCCGTCGATCTCTTTCAAGATCTTCGCCAGTACATCGGGAGATAGCTTCCCATCAAGCTCATGAACGAGCCTCTTGAACTCTTCCTTGACGAATGTCTCGGAAGGCATCAACAGATCCTTGAAGATCATCGTTAGCTGGCTTATAGCATCAGTGATGTTTGTCAGCTCATAACGATCCTTGTACTTGATCTTGCCGTCCCAGTCCTTGCTGATGAGCTTCATAGTGAGCTTCATCAGAGCTACTTCTGTTTTCTCTAACGTGTCTGCTCGTGTTGCAATGAAGGGAACAGTTTTAGAGAATGACTGGGCTTGACTGAACCCGCTCGACTTCTCTCCGTTGAAGAGCTCGTTGAGCATGTCCTGAGACGCCCTCTTGAACATCTCGCTAATGATCCTCTCGCGCTCGCTCTGCACAAACTGCGCAGGGGCTACTGGCGGAGAGATGTACGCAGGAGCTTCGGCACCCTTCGGGTACTCAATGACGTTCGACGTACCGGTGATATTGTCTTCCTGGTCACGGAACGGCACCGAGGTGTCGGACTCCTTCGCCAAGATGTTGAAGCACTGGCGATACAGGAACTCCTGCAACAGACTCGTATAGTTCATCACCTCGCGGTTGTTGTACGCGAAGTCGCGCAGGAACGAATTACCCATGTAGGGGTGACGTTTGCTTCGTTTGTAGCGTGCGCAGACCAGAGGAATGTACCCAAGCACATTGGGATATTCATCTTGAGTAAGCATCTGTGGCTGTGCATAGGAGGACACGTCCACTACGCTGACCACAGTCTTGTCTGGATACCACTCTGTGTACTTCTCAACCGGCTTTGAGATTCCGTCGATACGTTGACTCTGCGCTTGCAGGCGTTTCGTGTAGGTGACATTCTCAAAATCGTCGACATCCCAGTCAATGATTTCCTCGGGCTTGATGAGAACCCAGTAGGGCCTCAAACCTAGCTCGGCTTCCTCCTGCTGGGACAGCACCGTACCGTCCTGAGCCGGTGACTTGGGTGTGTCGACCAACGTGTACGACATACCGAAGATCTGCATGTCAGAACTGACGTTCTTCATGTAGTCGGTGACGTCATCGCCCTTCTTATTCACGTCCTTTATGAAGTCGAGGTAGAAATTGTTGTTCGATCCTCCATCACGCTGAATGGTTTCGGTGAAGATAAAGTTTGTGAAAAAGTCGGTCAGCGGCTCGCAGTAGTTCGTATAGTGAAGGCGCCGAACGCGATCGTTGAAGTCGTCAGGATTCTCGCGCTGATGCTTGAATAGGTTCTTGCCGCAAGCAAAATCTGGACCGCCCTCATACGCCTCTAAATACAGTTCCCACTCTGGCGCATATACTTGCCACAGGGGATTCTTTGTACGAAGTCGGACGATCTCAGGATTGACATAGCCTTCTTGCTCAATGCGGGCCTGAAATCCTGGGGCGATATTAGAGCTTTCGACAGGAAAGGTAGAGACGGTGTACATTTATTGGTGCCTTTCCCTATCTCGGTAAGGTTAGTGAGCTATTCCTTGCTCCTTGAAGAGTGCGAGCTGCTCATCTAATGTGCGCAGTTTCCGTCCATCTAACCAATGCTTTCGCTCTCTCGATTCATCGGAGGCTTGCATAAGGAGGTCAAACATTTTGACGGCTCTAGGTTGGGGGAACTTGTATCTGAACGACTGATAGATGGTGTTGAGCCAGTCTTCGCCGCCGATGATGTTGGCGCACATCATCATGTTCTTGTAGTAATCGGCGCTGTAGTGGCGCTCGTATGGGCGCTTGCCGGCGTAGTGATAATGAACGACGAGAGGATCAACCCAGTTGGTCTTGTCCAGCATGGCCATCTTCAGATCGAAGTACATCTCTTCGCCGCCGTAGCCAGTGAAGCCTTTCCAGTAGCCACCAACTTCGCGCCACACATCAGCTTTCACGGCGAATCCGCCATGACCTCCAGCTGCGATCCTGTACGGTCGTACATTGTCCGCTGGTGTTAGCTGGGCGTCGGCCCAGAAGTTCTTACTGAGTTGAAGTCTGTACTCATAGCAGCTGTTGTCTCCGATGAAGAACTTTGTGGTGGAATGCAACATATCCATTCCATAACGCTCGAAGTCCGCCACGGAGCGGGCGAAGTAGTCCTTTGCGACCAGACAGTGATTGTCCAAGAAGAAGAAGTACTTGCCAGATGCGTGCTCTGTTCCTATTTGTCTTGCAGTCGGTGGTGAAAGATTGTCCTGGCGAACTGTTACGTGCCCCAGCCTGTTAGCCTTACCTAAGAAGTCAAGGACTCGCGTAAGGTCAATGTTGGCGACGTCACCGCGCTTGATACGCGGTTTCTTGACGGCAGCCTCTCCATTGACAACGATGACGTACTCGTAGTCAAGTTTGGAGTTGGCAAGGTCTATCTCGCAGCTGTGGATCGTGGCCCACAGACCGAGAGGGTCGCCTCTATGAGCGATGATGATCGAGATGTCCTTTACCATGTGTCCTTACTGTGTGTCGGAAGGAGAGTTCGTCACTCCCTTGATTTTGCCGAAGATGTCCGAGAGGACACTGCCTCCCTTGTTCACGCCGTAAAGAGATAGCGTGGTTCCTCCAACGAAGCCACTAGCCGGCTGTAGGTCTGGCATTACATGGTTCTTGATAACTAGGAATGTGACCCAAAGAAGAGCAGCCACAATGATCGTCGCTGTGAGCAGACGAGCTGAACTGGCTGTGCCATCCGCCTCTCGGAATACTGTCTTCCAAAACGGTTTGTCGAAATTCATATTCACCTCGCAAGCGCGACCTCGCTGGGCAAGGGCAGAACTAGCTTGTTGCGCTTATTGATAGAGTCATTCAGATGTTTGTATGCGGCGTTTACAAGATGATCGAGATGGTACGCAACCACCTCTTCTTCTTCACTTTCTGCTCCTC